AACCGATCCTGTTCCACTATCACCAGCTATATCTAAATCTTCAGCCGTTACAGCAGCATCTACATAAGCTGTTGTTGCTACTTTGGTAGAATCGTCTCCTTGACTTTGTGTGGTTGCAGTAGTACTAGAGCTTATTGTTCCAGATAATTGCCCACTAAAAGTAGTAGCAGTGACTGTGCCTGTGACCGTAACACCTGTGCTTGTAGTTTGTAATTTTGTAGAACCCTGATGTTGCAGATTAATATTTGTATTTGCAGTAATATCTAATTGTCCGTTAAGAGCATTTATTTGTCCGCTTGTAGTGTTTGATAATATTCTTAAATCAAAATCATCACTAAACGGACCTTTTAGGTCAATTATAGCACCAGAAGGACCTCCTAATTCAACTTGGGCAAAACCACTTGCAGCTTCTAATTCTATGTTACCTGTAAAGCTTCCTGATGTTGCTTCTAAACCACCAATAACCAAACCTGCTTTTGTATAGCCTGTACCGCTTTTATTTACAGTGGTTGTGGGTTCTGTTTGTAAGTCTTTAAACAAATGAAACTTTGCATCACTTGCATCTCTAAATAAACCAGCATATAGATCTAACGATCCTGAAGTATCATAAACACCATAAAAACCTAAATCTACTGCGTCACTAGAGGTGTTATCAGATCCTACAATTATAAGCGGATCTTTGACTGATAAAGTATCTGTATCGACAGTAGTTGTGGTACCCTGAACAACTAAATTACCAGTGACAGTTAAATTACCACCTAACTGTGAATTACCAGAAACTTGAAAAGCAGTGGTTGGCGATACACCAATACCTATTGCAGATGTTGATATAAACAAAGGAGTATCGTTGCCAAGACCGTCTGTAATTCTTTTTGGTGTTGATGTTAAATTATCGTTGTCTGTTACTTTTAGTAAAGCGTCAAATGTTTGGCTTATAAAAGTTCCTGTTAAAGTAGTACCCATATTTATATTTTTTTATTTACGTTTTGTTTTGGTAGAACCTTTTCAATAAACGTCTTAAGTTTAACGATATTTTTTTCTTTAGGTTTATATGTTATTTTTTTCATAGAACCCAACTGTTAAAATTCTCATTTTTGTCAGGATACATACCGTCATCATTTGACTCGGTATATTCAGGAAATAAATTGCTATTTTGATTTATATAATCTAAAAACCTTCTAGTATAAAACTCTGCTTTATCACGTGAGCTGTCTACAAGTGATTTTATTTCTTGCATCGAAGGAGTCTCTGAAGACTCGCTTCGATGTCTAAACACACCACCATTAGATACTTGATAAGAAGCAAACATATAATAATCGCTTTGTGCAAACCATATTAACATAGGTGTCAAGTATGTATTTAACAAGTTTTTATAGTTTGAATTTGCATTATCATTAATAGTACCTCCAGTAATTAAAGTTTCAATTTTGTTATATAGCTTAGTTCCTAAATAATTTTGTATATGTATATCTTGTGCTACTTCAATAAACTGTATAAACTTATCGGCATCAACTGCTCCACCGATAATGGATTTACGCCTTAAATCATTTGTCGTTACGAACAGTGCCTTCATCTTCTTTGTTTTTAAATATGTTTTTAATTTTTTCTATTGCTGATAGCTTCTCACCAGTTTCTTCCTCTCTTTTAATCTTAGTCTGAATATTGTCTAATTCAGTAAACTCGATTGGTTGTAGAGTTACAAAATATAAGTTAAGATCAATATTGTTGAACTCTAAGACCGTTTTAAACGCTTCTAATAGCGTTTGTTGGAACGGTCGGATAACTATATTGTCCATAAGAATTGAAGCTGTTCTAAGCTCTTCTGCGTTATTACCAAAACCAGTGTTATCTTTTATCCCAAGTAATATTGGAGAAACAATTCTGTGACCTAACATTATCTTTTCTCTTGCTTCATCTGCTAAAAACTGGTACTGTGCGTGAGCATCAGGTAAATGTATAGGCTCTATATCAGCTTTACGATCAGGGTCATCGTTAAAGGCAAGAATGAACTTGCCAGAATTTGACGTTCCTCCAAATTTATCTTGGATTTTTCTTTCTATTAATTGTTGTGCTTCCTCATCAGGAACACCATTATTAAAATTAATTAATAAGTTTGGCTGTAATCCGTTCTTTATGTTGTTTATGTGGTAATTTGAAACCTCTTCTTCTAAAGAACAATACTGTAAGCACCCGTGATAATCTACTGGTGCATAGTAATAAAATCCTGGTCTATATGGCTTTATAACATATATTTCTCTGAGTTCTCTTTTACTACCAAAACGGAAACAAGGTATCCTTTTAGGTTTATCAGAGGGTTTTATTTCAGACCACTTTGGATGATAATAATATGCTTTTATCTTACCTTCTTTAGTTTTCTCTGCCCTCAAAGTTTCCATTGGGAAATGTACTAGGTTCGTTATCTTGGTTTTTGATCTGTTATAAACAACTTGAATTGATGCTTGTCCTAACAACTTAAAATCATTTACAATTTTTCTAACTTGGTCCGCTTTCAATAGCTGTTTCATTTCTGCGTACATCTCAGGTTTTTCGTCACTGTCTGTTGCATCAATACCTTTTCCATATATCATATCTACAATACCGTTTACGCAACAAGAGTTGGTTGGGCTGCTTAGATATAATTGTATTAAGTTGTTAAAGTAGTCGTTGTTTTCTCCATAGTCTATCCAATCATTTTTATAATCTTCTTTGACTTCTGGTATTGTGTAGCCTTGAAGATTAACTACTCGAATATTGTTGTTATATGTTTTTTTTCTTGCCATATTATATTGTTATATATTTTTGACCCGCAGCTTCTGCACTGTGCTCTGTATATTTACCAGTGTTTATTGTGTGTGGTATCGCCCTGTTTGTTTGTGCTGTGCAATATGCCTTAGTCCTAAATAATAGATTGTTTGATCGTGTAAGCTCTAACAAATATATTTTACCCTCTGATAATATTGAAAAAGTACAAGGTATATCAATAAAGTTACCGTTGTATGTTGAGGTTAAGTTTGTTAATGTCTCTGTTTTTCTTGTACCATCTTCTGTTATTACTAAACTAACAGTGCTGTCAGCTTTGTAAGATCTTGGTACAATTCTAATTGTTTGAGAACTTGTTACAGGTTGTAATACTATCATAATAAGATAATCAATTTAAGACAAATGTGTTTATAAAAAAAGCCCTGCATAACAGGGCTTTCTTACAAAACTTATGAAAAATCACTAATTACCTCCGCCTGGTATACCAGATTGGTCATCATCTACATCTACATCAGCTACTGCACCTGGTACAACAGATACGTTTGACGCAGAGCCACCATTATTGCTAAATGATAACTGCGTGTCTGTTTCTGCCGAAATATCACAAAAATTAGCAGGAGCTCTTTCTTGACCTGTAAAAGTCAATGTGTACCCACTTAAATCTCCCATACCTGCACCTGAAGAAATAGTTCCTCCAGTTACATCCATTCCGTGCTCTAAACCTGCCATAAAGTAATTATCATTGTTGTCTTTGATAATTATGTGTGGTCTAGCAAATGAGATTAATTTTAATTCTTTGTGATCTTTTGGTGTTAGTTTTGGTAAAACCAAAGTTAGAGTTTGCTCAAAGAACGTTCCTCCTGTGTCTGTTGAAGAAGTAACGGTTTGCTCTAAATTGGAGTTGCCTTTAAGATCATATCTGTAAGCTGTATTACTGCCTGAAATTGCAGCAACATTGTCTTCAGTACCTGAAGTGGTATTCATAACCAAGCCAGTCATACCATAATCAATAAAGTATACTGCTTTCAGTCCACCTACAGAGTCTTTACAAGGTCTTTGTCTTCCTTTTGTTAAATCACAACTCATATTATTATTTTTATAAGGGGGCTCGAACGCCCCCTTGATTAAACATTATTAAGCGTAAAGTACGATATCAGATCCGATCCCGTGTTGTACGCCAGCACTTCCTCTTAATACTATTCTTACGTTTTGACTTCCGTCAATGTCAGCCATATCAATTAGCTTAACTTCTTGCCAGTCATTTAATAAACCAGTTCCAAAGAACAAGTTAGATGATTGAGCAGCAACCATTTTGTCATCTCCTAATCCAGGAGCTGTAAATAATGGAATGCCTTGAAAGTTCATTTCAGTCTGTCCAACGTGATATAATTCTCTATATCCTAATGCTGCTTGTGCTTGAATATAAAACTTAGCTGCACTTGTTGGAATATAAATTCTTAAATCTTCTTTACCGTAAACTCCAGAAGGAATTTTATCTACTACTTTACCTAGCTCAGCAATAATGTTACTTGCTGTTAAACCGCCACCTACTGCCGCTTGATCAACAACGTCAGCGTCTGCTGCTAGTAATGCTTGGAAACCGTTAAATTCACCTGCGTTAGCAGTTGCTCCTTGCCAAATGTTTTGCTCAACTTTTTGAGCTACTTTAGCTGCAACCTGTGCAATTAAGAAATCAGAAAATTTACCAGGTAGATTATCGTATTGGCTAAAGCCCATAGATTGTGCATCCCAGTCTTGTCTGAAATCTTTTTTACATAACTGTAGGTTTACTTGAAATTCCTCTGGTTGTAAAATTCTTTCTGTTAATGTTACATTAGAAGTAGGATCAAAGTCACAAGACGCATCTTTTAAAATGTCATTCATTGACAGCTTTTTAATTACTTCTTTAAATTTAATATTGGGTTTAATTGTAACCCCTCCGTTTGATAACGTTTCACCACTTAGTAAAGCTGCTGCTATATACTCACCAGCAAATTCGCCTGCGTAAGTAGTTGTTATCGAAGTTGTAGTCGCCATATCTTTTCTATTTTTATATTTTAATTATTAACTTGGATCAGTAGCTGTAATAGAACCTGCTGAGTTTCCGATACCCCAAACATACCATTTGTTACCGTCTGACCACATATCAACAAAGTCACCAACAGATTCTGCTGATGCAACAAAGTTAATTTGATCTTCTCCAGAAGCTGCTACACTTGCTCCATTTACTACTAATATACCATCTATATTATCTCCCTCTGCACTATCAATTACATAGTTTGATGTATCAAAAGCATTTGCTACAACAAATCTAAAATTTAGTCCAGATTCTACTGCTGGTAAAGTAACTACTACTCCTGCACTCGCTGCAAGCTCGTACCATTTACCACTATCTGCTGCTGTAAGTGTAACTGCTGCTGATACTGAATCAACATCATTTTTAATTCTTACAACATCATTATTTACGTGTGTTAAAACTGCCATAATTATTTATTTTTATTTACTATTGTTTCCATTACTCTATCAAGAGTAGATAATTTTCTATTTTGTCCGAATAGGACTTTTCTTTTTGTACCTACTTGTACTTCTGGATCGTGAGCTAAAGGCTCTACGACTGGCTCTTGTGCTGAAAGCTCTTGCTTCTCTTCAGATACCTCTTCTTTATTTTCTTCAGAAGATAATTCTTCAGGAACATCTTGAGCTTCTTCGCTTGATAATTTAGAAATCATCGCTTTGATTTCCGCCATAGCTTTTGCTAAATCTTCTTTTGTAGCATATTTAGCCATACCGTCATCTCCGTCTTCATCTTCCATTCTTTTTCTTTTCTTATCATCCATACCGTATCCAGCTTCTACTTCCTCTTCTAGCTCAACTTTTTCTTGAACTTCTGAGTTTTCTTTTTGCTCGTTAAGAGCAATTTCTTCATTTACTTCTACATCAGTAGAGTCTTTGATTTCATCATCTGACTCAACCTCTGTATTTAGAAGGACATTTTTGAATTTGTCTACTATTTCACTTGCTTTCATAACTATATATATATTAGGTTTATCATTATTTATTTACCTTGTTGTATTTTTAAATTTTACCAATACCTTGATTAATTAAATTACCCTTACAACATTTTGTTGAATATGTTTTACCGTCATCACATAAACAAGCCCTGCGTGAAGACTTTGGGCTTGTTCTACTTGGTGTCTTAAATGGTTTTTTTATCATTTGTTCTTTGGATGTTTAGATGGTAATAAATCATAATCAGTTGTGTATTTAGGATTTTGTGGTCTACCATTTTTCACTAAATACATAAACGCATTGACTCTGGCGTGTGCCCATTGTGAAGGCGACTTAACTCTTGGAGAATGGCTTGTGTTGAACGCACCAAGACCTCTTTGAAATACTGAAGCAAGCATTCCAACAGTAACACCATATCCAAGTTTTTGTTTATATTTTTTGTTAAATTCATCTGCTTTTTTTTGCAAAGATGCTCTGTCTTTTGCAGATACTTTTGCACCTGTTTTGCCTTTTGCAGATCCTTTTGCACTTCCTTTACCTTTTGGGTTTTTATTAGGTGTTTTTGATCCAGGAGCTTTTGGACTTTTTCTAATACCACCTCTAGGACCAACTTCAGCTAACATATGTTTCTCACAAGGCATATACCAAGTCTTACCTTCAAACTCGTGTACGTGAAAACCCCTACATCCTATGTTTTCAGCCATCTCTTCAGCTTTTTCTTTTGAAGAGTAAGCTAACCTGTCATCAATAATTGCAAAATTACTGTCTACTTCTACTGAAGCTAGTTCTAATTCACCCAACTCTCTTAATTTACCTCTTGACCAGTTTAAACCTGCTTTACCACCCCATAATAAATAAGATATAGTACCACAAGCTTTACTGTCGCCAGCATCATAATAAGTTTCTGCTCTACTTAAATAAGAATACATTCTTTTTATTGTAGATACCGAAAGTTTTTCTCCTCTGCTTAGTTGTTGAGCTCTAACTTTGCCAACACCTGTTGCACATTTGTTTTTCACCTTCTTATTGAGTTCGATACCTCTTTTTGCATTGTTTCTAACGCCTGAACCGTAGTCATTATATGTTTTTAACTTGACAGAAAGAGCATCTGTAAGCTCTTCAATCATAGAAAGAGCTTCTTCTTCCTCTTCTTGTAATTTAAGGGCATCTACAAAGTGCCCTTCGATAGAAAAGCCTTTTACTTTACCTGTTTTTACATAATTTTGCCAAATTTCATCATTATTTACCTTCATAGAAACCATCCAAGTACCTACAGGTAAATTAAAGCCATATTTTCTTGATTTGTCTTGTTTTTCGTCTTCAATAATCCAAGACTCAACCACAGATAAACCGTTTAGATCTATTTTGTGCTCTAAACTGCTGTTATTTTGATTACCTTTTGTTAAAAAGAGCTCTGAAGCTCTTTTTACAGTATCTTCACTGAAATAAATAAAATATTCTTGGTCTTCAAACTTCCTGTATATTTTTTTATCAGGAATTAGTGCTGGACCCATAATAATCTTCTTTTCTTTATCTACTTCAGCTAATTTGACCTCTTGTGATTGTAAAGCAATAAATTCTTCCTCTATAGCAGGGTCGTCCACTATAGATATTGCTTGTATTCCTGTGATCTCGCTATCTTCGTCTAAAACGAGTTCTATGATTTTGAAACTATCCATATTAAGTAAATCTTTTTTATATTATTTTGTTTTAATTAATTTTAGAGCTATTTATAATGTTTCTATCTAATGCAAGACCTGTTCTTACATCTCCACTTACAACAAAAGCTCTAATAGGTTCTCCTGTTCTTTGTGCAATAACTTGTGCTAACTGAAACTGCTGACCAGTACCTACTATGTTGAATGCAGGGTCTTGTGCTTCA